GATGCATGGGGAGGGCATTATTATGTCAGAATGAACTGTTACCCTTCAGGTTATTTATCACCTGAAGGGTAAGGGCTTAACGAAAAAAAATATTACTAACTAATAGGAAGCCAAATATATTTCTAGAAGATATAGCGATATTTACAGCAATAAATAATATAAAATGAAAATGGCTAGTAATGGATACGCGAACTTCAACTTACGTGAAAAAACCACTAATTGTTCTAAAATACCATGCTCAATGAATGAAAACGGTCTTATATCAGTATTTCCTATTAAGGTTTCTTTCCAAAGTATAGGTAGCCAGTATTTTTCCATGAAACCTTCATTCTCAAAATAATGACTATGATTTCCTTGGTGGTATCTATTAACGAGTCTGGAATTATTCACTCCATAAAAACCTGTTCTACCAGCCATACCTGTTGAGGGCACAAGTGCTTCGCTAATCCACAGAACATAATCATTGTTGCCGCAATCATTTATAATGACATTCTTTTTATTATGTTCAAGAATGTGATTGAGGTTATAATTTGAAGGGAGCACGCTACCAGCAAGTACCAATGTTAATTGTGGAACTTCAATTCCGCTTTTTATGATGTCATCAATAGCTCTTACTGCTAAGTATGTGCCAAAGCTATGCGCATAGAAAACAAATTGTTTATCATGATTCGCCTTAAATAAATCTAAAAGTCTTACTTTCAGCCTTTTTATTTGTATGTTTCTAACTAAGGGTGTAAAAAAATTGACTCCTGCAAAGTAACCATATTTATAAGTTTGAAAATCAATGTATGATACTCGACTTTGTATCATCGATCTCAGTTTTTCTTGCCAATTACCAAAAGTTCTTATTCCGTGTACTGTGATAGCTATGATAGGCTTCTCATCATCTAAACTCGCTAGCTTAGATGATGATTGGTAATTGAAAACGTTAAGGAATTTTAATTTCCAATCCTCGCTCTCTCGAACTACTTCAACAACTGTAAAACAATATCTCTCAAACTCATTTTTAAAATTTTGAATATCATCACTATAGGCCGTAATGCCAATTATTTTACTCGGTTTTTTTGCTAACGAAGATGTATTAATGTAATTAAGAAGTTCAATGCCATTTGTCCACTTAGATTTATCACCATCCCTTTTAGGCAAAACTACATCTAAAATTAGTACGTCATAAAAAAAGTTCTTTAACAAGGTCCTGGCCGAGCTAGTGCAGGATACTATAGTGACAACATCACTAGAAGATATGTTCTTCTCTATAAGCCATGCTTTTATGTTATTACTACGAATTTCGTCATCGTCGACTATAATAACTCTCATGATTCAATATCCAAAAGAACACTCAATTTCTCTTTCCACGAGTATTTAGAACTGTCATACCGCACGAGACCTACAAAATTATCACCGCAATCATTTTTTAATAATTCCTCTAAGGAATCGATAGAGTGTGAGCGATCTTGATCACTAAATGAATCAAATTGTGTAATGAATATAATCTTTGTATTAAGTTTTCTTCGTATAATCTTCCTTGCAATCTCGTGCCCTCCAAATGCTCGATTCCTACCGCCAGTATCATTTTCAGTTTTATCATAAGTAGGTAAGCTAATATCGAGAATTATAATGTCATAATTATTATCGACAGCTAATTTACTACCTGAGCTAAATGAAAATGCTTGGTCTATGATTGCATCGGGCAGAAGCTCAAGGATATAATCGATAACCTTTTCACGTTTATGTGAATTGTCTTCGACAATTAGTATATCAGTCATTTTTTATTAACCTTGTTATGAATTTTTGATGTTCACAAAAAACAATTAAATTGTATCCGCGATTTGCTTGTTTCATATAGTTGCTTGCTTTGGCTAATCCAGTGCCACCTTCTTCACGCATTAACTCCAATGAATACGGTGATATTAATAAGTTGTTTAAAGACTCTATTTTTTCTATAGTTAGACTAACAGCAACCTGATCAGATAAGTTATTTGCAATGTCAATGCAAATATTCGAATCTAGTAGGAAAACTTTAATGTCAATTTGTAGTTCATTATTCAGTCCTGAGTGCTTGATGCTGTTCTCAAAAATATTAATCAAAGCCAAGATGAATTTTTTAACAGTGAATCCATCAATCATATAATTATTAAGTTCATTGCTGAAAGTTTTATTTATATTGATGTTTTTACCTTTGATTTTTTCTAAGCAATTTATTGAGACGTTTATGACCTGAGAAAGAGTTTGCTGAGAAAAGTCTCTGTGTTGGTTTATATTGAACCAATCAGATATTTCACTTATTATCTCACTTGTCTTATTCTGAGAAGCGATGATATTTGACATTAAATCGGTAAGTACCGCTCCGCCTTTTATTAAATCTAACCGGTTCAATAGGTCATAAAATAGTTGCTGGACTTTACCTTTTAGATCGACATTTATTTTCTCGCGCATAAGTATCAAAATGTCATCAGTGATCTCCCAAAGCATAGAAAATACTTCATCCATAAACTCTTCTGCAGTCTCACAGTATTCCATCCATAATTTAAAATAGTCATATTGATTTACATATACGTTATAGATGAATAAAGCATTTTTATCTTCATGTGAGCTACTAACCTTCATCCAAGCCTGCGCTTCTCTAATGGCTTCGTTGAATCCATTTGTGAAAACTTTGAACTCTTCAGTTATATCATTTAAGAAAGCTGGAGATAATATGTTTATATACATATCATCCCAATAGGTCATGCTCTTAAAGTTTCCATCGGCATCTATTTCAGAGATAAGTCGACGAGACTCCAGATCAGATCTCAAATAATTTGAAAAGAAACCATGTCTTATTTCTGTAGACAAATTAGTGTCTAAACCATGGTTTTCATCATATAGAAATGCTTCTAACATAAGTCCAATTGATTTTAAAAGGATATCACTTTTGGCCCCACGAACGAAGGCTTGGATTGGTGCGCTCTCATCGCCATCGAGAGTCACTACCTCTAAATCCTCATTTGAATCCTCGGCATATTTATATGACTCGAAAAGAGTTGAGATCTCTTTATTTAATTTTTTCTTAAGCGATATCTCGTCAACATAGATTTTACTAATCTGAAAATGACTTGCTGAAGAGTCAAGTATAAATTGATTTACAATTTCATCTGCTTCTTTATAGAATTCATCTTTAGAAATTGTTCCATTTGTATAAAGGTAATCCAATAGTCGAAGTCGCTCCGCCCTCAGTTCATCACTATTTTGGAAATCAGAAAGGAAATCCATGGTTTCAAGGGAACATATTTCTTTGAAGAAAAAATATAATTTTTTCGAGGTTGCTGTACTGTTTAAAAATAACTCCGAGGGTTTGGTTACATTATTTGCAATGATGTATTCTTCAAATAACTCATTATGTAGGGTGGATTTATTAGAAGATATGTATTTTTTATAAAAATGACTAACTATAAGATAGTCTAAAGTTGGTTTGAATTCAGATTCAACTTTTTTTATCAACAGCTTAAGTGGAAGGCTTAAATAAGTTTCTTCTTTATGAACTAATACCTTCGCTGCCAAGTTTATTGCTTTATCAAGTTCCTGTTCATGTATAAAATGTTGAATGTTATTTTCAATTGACTTTTTAGTAAATCCTAAATTTAATTCGGGAGTGTTGGCCTGTTCTATATAAAAGTCACTTAAATCGGGCGAATTAATTTCGTCTGTTTTATAGAAGGAGTTGTCTGCTGATACCATAATCGCAAGTTTATTCAGTTCATCAGGAACAACACTCCTTGTAAGAATGGAGTTTAATATTTCTATATTTTTAGCTTTACTTTCCGCAATATAATATGGAACTGCTTTTATTAATTCACTTTCTAACCAAAAACAAGCTTCAGTACCATTTAGACGTGTAATGTGTGCTCTTAACTCATCAAAGGACTGTGTCGAACGTTTTGAAAGTTCATATATTTCGATGAGATTTTTTATGGGTTTATTAAAGACCCCTCTAAGAGTGTTGATGGGTGGTGTTTCACAATATTTAGATGAAGTGGATTTTGCAATATGAATATTTAATTCGCTCTCGGTTTCGAGAACGGATGAACTGAGGAAGTTGTTGATTTTATAGTCATTAGTGATGCGTTGAAGAACATTAAATAATCCTTTAAATATGGTTTTATCATCAGCGTCCAATTCTTTCCTTACATCTATCAAGAAAGACATGAGACTTGTAGTTATTAAGTTATACTGATCAATTATATTGACCTTCTGAAACAATTCGAGCATATAAGGTGTGAGTTTTACTTCTTTCATATGCGCAGGAACTAAAAACTCTTGTGTCAGATTCGCATAATCGATTAAGCCGGCTGATCTCAGTTCTTTCAACTGTTTGTTTAATACAACCTCAATAACACTTCTTGGATCAATTGATTGTGTTAAAATTATAAAGTAGTGGATTATGAATAATGACATGCTATCAGATGTTCTGGATTTTAATGTTGTACAAAAATCCTGCATCTCACCTGCTTCACCATTAAGATATAAGGAGAGTAGTTTTATCCGTGCATACCACAACGACTCACCCAACTCATTTTTCACTTGATCAAGCAATTCATTAAGTTTGTCATAACAACCATTCGCTAATGCAGTTTCTATTTCATCTCTTAACCTTACATAGGTCTTAAGTCTATCTTCTTCACTCTCGTATATATTTTTGTATAGTGATATTAACGTTTTGAATGGCAAGTCAACATGGATGGATTTCAAACCCATTGTTTCAAAATCATATGTAAAAGCATTCATTGACTCCTTAACTTTTTTAGATCTTATTAGAAAAGGTAGTTCATTTTCGATCTTTGTATAGTTTTTGGAATGTAAGAACTTAGTCAGTGCGATTGGAATTGATTCTTGATTTACAAAAGATAAACTTGCTCTACTCAACGGAGGTATTAGGGTTTTACCAAAATTAATGTTTTTAACAGAAATTTTATTTCTTCTTTTCACTATTAAGTCCCTATTAATATAAAACATAGCTACCGCACATATCTCAGCTATAAGATATGTTGTAATTTTGTAAAGTTTTAAAAGTTCCTAAGAATCTTTTGGTGAATAATCCTACTAGATTACATTGGGTTCACAAATGATGCAAGTAAGACTATAAGAGAGATATTAGGTAATATCTTGATTTTTATGACTAAGTATCTTGTTAAGATATCCGAACTATAAGCATCAATAAACTGATTTTATTGCGTACACTCCCCAAGGACGAGCAAACCTAGACACCGGATGGGTTTATGCAGTTTGCTACAGGTCTTGGCTATCGGCTTATCCCGCCCTCTGATATCATATTTGCATAGGCCTGAACACCCTATACCTGATGCGCCACGGAGAGAACCATGGCGCTAGAATTACAACTTATCAAACACCACTCAGGAATACTGATCCCGGCCACACCCGAGACCAGCGATATTCTGCAATCCAGAACCCGGCTCGGTGATGTTCTTGTTGCCGAGTTCAGGCGGGTACGAAACCCGGCATTTCACCGGCGCTTTTTCTCGCTTCTGAATCTCGGTTTTGAATACTGGGAACCAACCGGCGGGGCTATCTCTAGCAACGAGCGGAAGCTGATCATCGGCTACGCCAAGTTCCTGGCTTCTTATGGCGGTAATGAGGGGGCGCTGATTGATGCTGCTGAGCAGTACCTTGAGCAGGTTGCATACCGCCGGGTCACAAATGGCATTAGCCTTTGCAAATCCTTTGATGCTTACCGCTCATGGGTAATCGTCGAGGCAGGGCACTTTGATGCCATTCAGCTGCCTGACGGAACACTCAAAAAGCATCCTCGAAGCATCTCATTCGCAAACATGGACGAACTCGAGTTTCAGCAGCTCTATAAAGCTGCGCTCGATGTTCTTTGGCGCTGGGTCCTGTCCCGTTCATTCCGCAGCCGTGACGAGGCCGAAAACCTCGCCACGCAGCTGCTTGGCTTTGCGGGGTGATGGACATGAAATACCTGGTTCCACCACACCGATTGCAGTACCGAACAGGCCGACGAACTGGTTAAGCGTTACAAGGCGCGCGGCGTACGGGTTGAGCGCAGCCTTAACCCGGATTACGTGACCTGGACTGTCAGTGCATTCCTTCCGACATCTAACACACCAGCGCGCCCGGATAGCCGCTGGCGAAACCGGTTATGGGGGTGAACATGAAGACATATCAAATCACTTTGCCCTGGCCGCCGAGCAATAACCGGTATTACCGGCATAACCGCGGGCGCACTCACATTAGCGCTGATGGCGTCGCGTATCGCTATGCGGTCGCCAGTGTCATTCGAAGCGCCCGGCTTAATATCCGAACGGCTGCACCACTCAAAATCCGAATTGAATGTCACATGCCTGACCGTCGGCGCCGTGATCTGGATAACCTGCAGAAGGCAGCTTTTGACGCTTTAACTAAGGCGGGGTTCTGGCTGGATGACTGCCAGGTTGTCGACTATCGCGTTGTGAAAATGCCTGTCGTTAAGGGCGGGAAATTAGAACTCACCATTACCGAGCTGGAGACCGCATGAATCTTGATAATATCCTCAAATATCACTTCGCCAAATCGACAATGATTAGTGACTCTCCGCGCGCTACGGCGTCAGACTCATTAACCGGAACGGATATCATGGCCGCTATGGGCATGACGCAGGAACGGGCAGCATTGGGTTATAGCGCCTTTCTCGGGAAGATGGGTATCAGCAACAATGACCGGGAGAGGGCGATCGAGTTATTGGCCCAGTACGCGCTGACCAAATGCGATCGGGTTGCTGCGCTGCGCAAACTGGACGCCGGGCTTAAACCACTGGTGATGCATCAGCTGGCCACCTTCGCGTTCGAGGACTATTCCCGCAGCGCAGCCAGCGTGAAACAGTGCGATGGCTGCAATGGGGAAGGGTTTATTGACGCTGAGGTTTTCAGCATGAAGTCTCACACGCCGACAAAAGATAAGAAGTTCGTGAAGATGTCTTTGCACATGGGCGTCGAGCATATTCGTCCTTCTGAGTATGAGTTGCGCAGACAGGTCAGGGAGGTAGCGCGCGTTCTATGCCCTCAGTGTAAGGGTAAGAAGGTAGTAAGTTGTGCCTGTAAAGATTGTCATGGCCGCGGGAAAGCTGTGAATCAGGCTCTTACAGAGCAGCAGGGCGTTCCGGTACTTGCTGATTGCAAGCGCTGCAGTGGGCGAGGGTTTGAGCGAATTCCTTCAACTGAGGCTTACGCCGCGGTGTGTCAGATAACGGATGCAATCAGCCTCGATACATGGAAGAAATCTGTTAAGCCATTTTACGATCAGCTAATCACCAAGTTTGATATCGAAGAGGCCTGGGCTGAAACGCAGCTTAAGCAGATTACAAAATAGGGCGTGAATTTATCGTGAACTATTTACTTTTCCCGAATCTGTGGTAATTTTGCTCTAACGATGGGTTATTGCCTTCGTTTAAAGCCCTGCGGTTAACCCCGTGGGGCTTTTTTATGACGTCAGAATGCATTTTAAAACCCCCAAAGAGATTAAATATTATGATAATGTGAATATAAATTCACTTTCAGACATTTAATGGAGGGGTATGATTGTAAGAACATGGCATGGTTGCGTACCAGTACGACACGGTGATGGGTTTGCTGCGCATCTTGAATTAACGGGAGTTAAGCACTCTAAAAGTGTTAATGGCAACCAAGGTGCATACGTACGGCGTGAACGACAGGGAGAATGGGAGCATTTCTTTCTGGCAACTTATTGGCGTGATCTCTCATCCATTAAGGCTTTCGCAGGTGAAAATTACCACGTAGCGGTAACCTATCCAGACGATGAGCAATTTGAGCTTCTTTCTGATCCCTATGTCTTTCAGTTTGAAGTATCTGAGATGAATGAGATCTGACTGAGTAGTTCGGCAACAGTGATGAGGAAGTCCTATCCTCATGACAGAAATAAATCCTGAGTATATCTAACGCCATTCATCTCAACTCAGCAATATACTCATCTCATCATGTTAAGGAGATGATCATGCAAGAAGGTTACTACTGGATTCAGCACAACGGCAGGATTCAGGTTGCTTACTACAGCAATGGCGTTACTGAAGACCTTGAGACGGGACTTATTTTTAATGGTATTTGGCATCTGACACAGGGTGACGACATCTGCGATAACGGAGAGGCCGAGGTGATTGAAGGCCCTCTTCCTGTACCATTCAAATGAATATATTCATTTGATTACGTGGCAGATTCTTCATACTGCACATATGCTTCTTAAGCATCCTGCAGAATGGATGTTTCTGAAAGCGTTTTAGTGGTGGATCCCCCTAAGCGGAGGGGCGGTTCAGCAGGACATTTCTCCAGAGTGTCTAACCAGCGCGCGGGAATGAATGCTGTGATCATTTCCACCGGGAGGCACCCGGCACCACTCCCTCAGTTATTGCCAACTTAGCTATTTATGCCTGCTTGTCCGAGCAGGCTTTTTTTTTGCGAATGTTGAATAGTATTGACCGGGTGAATGCTTCATGAGTAATTTATGCATGTGGTGAATCCTTTCTAAGCGAAAGGGCGTTCCAGTCAACTGCGCTCTGCAGGTATGCACGCGGCCTTGCTGACTGGGGTAGGGTCACCGGGAGGCACCCGGCACCATGACAACAACAATAAAAGATTAAAATTCCTTGAGAGCCTGCCATAAAACGCAGGCCTTTTTTTATGGCTTGGAAAACTACTGCTACTCTTTAAGTCGTGAGAAGTTACTGAATGCCCGGTGGTTCTCCTGATACTAATGTGAATCAGTCGATACAGTCTCACTACTGAGGTATTGGTTTCACTCACACCTACCTTACAAATAGTTAACTCATTGGCCCGCTTCAAAAGAGCGGGCTTTTTTTATTCTCAAATTCAGCACCCGCACAAAGCGAGGTGAGAGTATGTATCGCATGGACAAACTAACCACCGGTGCTGCATACGGCGCTTCAGCCGGTAGCATCCTAAACGGCATGCTGAATGCCTACAGTCCCGAGCAGTGGAACGCTATCGGCGTGCTGGTGGGTATCATCATTGCAGTGATGACGTACCTGACAAACCTCTATTTCAAGATCCGTGAAGACAACCGCCGCAGCAGGAGCCGAGATGAACCCGACACTTAGGAATAAGCTGGTGGGCGCCATTGTTGGCGGAACCGGTGCAATCTCTATTGCTGCTGTCATGCTGGGCAATGCAGATGGTCTTGAAGGACGTCGGTATTACGCTTATCAGGATGTTGTCGGCGTCTGGACTGTATGTGACGGTCACACAGGTGCAGACGTTCGCCGCGGTCACCGATACACCGATAAGGAATGTGACGCCTTGCTGGAATCAGATCTGCGTAAGGTGGCAAATGCTATCGACCCGCTAATTAAGGTTAATATTCCTAAGCCTACCCAGGCTGCGCTTTACTCCTTCACTTACAACGTGGGAACTGGAGCGTTTAGCAGATCGACGCTGCTGAAGAAACTGAATGCCGGTGATATTCCGGGTGCATGCAACGAACTGCAGCGTTGGACGTATGCCGGTGGAAAACAGTGGAAGGGGCTGATCACCCGTCGTGAGATTGAGCGGGAAGTTTGCGAGTGGGGCCAGAAATGAGCCGTTTAACAGCCATCATCTGCGCTGTCTTTATCTGTCTGCTGGGTTTCATGGCCTGGGCGGTTAACCACTACCGCGACAACGCCATCGCTTATAAAGACCAGCGCGATAAAGCCACTGAGAAACTCAGCCTGGCGAACGCCACCATCAAAGACATGCAGACCCGTCAGCGAGATGTCGCTGCACTGGATGCCAAATACACGAAGGAATTAGCTGATGCGAAATCTCAGCTTGAAGATCTGCAGCGTTGCGTTAACTCTGGTAAGTGTGGGCTGCACGTCAACGCCAGATGTCCCGCGAACGGAACGGCCGGCGCCAGCGGCGTGGGCGATGCTTCCTGCCCCAGACTTACTGACTCCGCTGAACGGGATTATTTCACCCTCAGAGAAAGAATCGTCACAGTGACAAAGCAGGTCGGATATTTGCAGGACTATATCAAAGAGCAATGTCTGAAATAGAGCCTCATCCGTAAGGTTCTGTCACTATCTCGCTCTTGGACACTAGCATTATCAAAAATTTTAAGCGCAACCTGATAGGTTGGGTGATTCCAAAAAAAAGCCCTCGCAAGGAGAGCTAAAGGAGTCTCAGTTTCACTTGCTCTTTTTATCGATGATTCCCTGGAGTTGGCATTCTCCGCATCAGAGTCCTGAACAGTCTGGCAGTCAGGCAGTAATCAACAAGCATAAGCGCTAGTGATTAAGATAATCCTTACCTAATCATTTGGGCCGGGCAGTAACTTCAAATGCTCTGATTATCCATAGGGCTGACATAGCGACTGCAAAGGTATAGAGTTGAGGTGTCTTTATGGATTGAGGAATAATATGAAAGGTAAAGTGATTCTCGCTGCTATGGCTTTGGTTTCGTTCAGTGCTGTTGCTGACGAGGGGCAGTATCTTTATGACTTCGCCAGTGCAAAAAGTACCTCTAAAAGCTACTCCCAGCTTATTAGTAAAAGCAAACTTCCTGCATGGGTGAAAAGTGGTGGCACAAGCACGCCATCAACCGAAGTTACGGTTGCAGGGAAAAAGTATATTGCCCTGTCAGGGTGTAAACCTCATAGTTGTCCAGAACAGAATATTGCTGTTCTTTACTCACCTGATAGCGGTGATATCCATGGTGTGTTTTCTGATTTCAATGTAGAAAAGAATCGTGAGACATTGACTTGGTTAAACCTGGATCCGATTGATTCTGATGCGATGAAAAATGCGCTTTTCAATCGGCTGTACGGCAATTAAATAACCCAAGCTTCAAACTGTAATCCACCAGTTTGAAGCTTCAATACACGAATCAATCGTCTCACAGTGTGTTTGTCGCTCACATCGCACCCTCATTCCTCTTAACTTTAGCAATGAATTCCTCTGTGATTGATAGGCCCGCTATGATTTCCGAATTTAAGACGGAAGCACCAAATTGGCTTACAAGGTCCAGAAGCGTTTCATATGTCTGGATGAGTTCCATTAGATCAGAAATGACTATTTGGTCATGCTCAGTGTGTAGATGAGTCCGTGCAGAGGCTTGATGCACTATCCACTCGAGATTGGCCTTGATTTTCTGTACGTCATCGTAGTTATACATATTTCATGAGCTTAAATCCTCATTTCAAGATTTATTTGAGAAAAATACGTCGTTGCTTCAAATAATGAAGCTGTGAGTGACATCTAATATTCATTCAATTTAGAGGTAATAATGGCTAAGCCGGACTGGGGCGAGCTGCAGAAGCGGTTCCTGTCTGATCACGCTGCTACTGGCATATCCCCTAAGGAATGGTGCGAGGCACATAACCTTAATTATGTAACTGCTCGCCGCTATATCAAGAAAGCTACTGCGCAAAATACAAAAATTTACGCGCGAAAGATAGCGCGCACTGCGCAGAAAGATAAATGCGCAGAAGAGCTGGTGGACATAAGGCTAAGCGCGAAGGTAAAGCGCTTTATTGCTGAATACCTGAAGGACAATAACGCCACGGCCGCCGCTGCGCGTGCTGGGTATAGTGACCCAAACTACGGACGTCAGCTCATAGCGAATCCTAACGTTGCGCAGTCTATTGCGCAGCAGCAAAAAGCCTCCATTGCGCGCACGCTTGGCAGTGCCGATGAGGTTCTTGCGCAGATGTGGCAACTCGCTACCTTCGATGCAAACCAGCTTTCGCAGTATCGCCGCGGAGCTTGTCGTTACTGCTGGGGCTTCGGTCATCACTACCAGTGGCGCGATGCAGTTGAGTTCGAAGAGAAGAGGCTCGAGGCTGTTGAACGTGACAGACGTGAACCTGAAGATTCCGGTGGTTACGGCTATGACCACAACAGAGAGCCCAACCCTGAATGCCCGCGCTGCAACGGCGATGGTATTGGCCAGCCTTACTTCCCGGACACCCGGAAACTCCCTCAAGTCTCACGGCTCGCTTACTCCGGCGTAAAGATCGGCAAGAATGGCGTCGAGATAACCACTATCAGCCGTGAGCGAATGTTCGAAGCGGTAATGAAGCGGCTTGGCCTGGCGGATAGCGAATTCGCGCAGCGTCTCCAGCAAATCGAAATCGACCGCCGGCAGCTGGAGGTTGAAAAACTCCGCAAAGAGCTGGCCGGTGATGGTGATGATGACGAACCAACGCCAGTTCAGATCAATATCAACGTAGTGGACGCGAGGGCGGAAGATGGGGATCAGCCCGACACTTAACATCCCACAGGCGCGTTTCCTCGCGATGGATCACAAGTTTAAAGCCTACGTTGCCGGGTTCGGTTCCGGTAAGACGTGGGTGGGTTGTGGCGGCATCTGTAAGGGCATGTGGGAGCACCCTAAAATCAACCAGGGCTACTTCGCGCCAACTTACCCGCAGATTCGTGACATCTTCTATCCGACGATCGAAGAGGTGGCCTTTGACTGGGGGCTGAGCGTCAAAATCAATGAGGGGAACAAAGAGGTTCACTTCTACGAGGGGCGACGATACCGCGGGACCACAATCTGCCGCTCGATGGAGAAGCCCGGCTCGATCGTCGGCTTTAAAATCGGTAACGCGATGGTGGATGAGCTGGACGTCATGGCGGCTGCCAAAGCGCAGCAGGCGTGGCGAAAAATCATAGCCCGTATGCGCTACAAAGTTGATGGGCTGCGTAACGGCATCGATGTAACGACAACGCCGGAAGGCTTCAAGTTCGTCTACCAGCAGTTCGTGAAGGCTGTGCGTGAAAAGCCCCAACTGGCGGCCCTGTATGGGCTGATTCAGGCCAGCACATTCGACAATGCGAAGAATCTACCGCCTGATTACATTCCATCGCTGCTGAGTTCTTACCCTGACGAACTGATTCAGGCCTATCTGCGCGGGAAGTTCACCAACCTTAACAGCGGGACTATTTACCATACCTTTAACCGCAAGCTGAATAACTGTTCTGACGAGATTCAAGACGGGGATCCGCTGTTTATCGGTATGGACTTTAACGTGGGGAAAATGGCCGCGATTGTTCACGTAAAGCGTAACGGCCTTCCGCGCGCGGTTCGTGAACTGGTGAAGGTTTACGATACTCCGGCGATGATTAAGCGCATCCAGGAAGAGTTCTGGCGATATGAGGATGGTCGTTATGTTAAGAGCCGGGAGATTTACATTTATCCGGATGCCTCTGGCGACTCCCGCAAATCGCAGAATGCCAGCAAGACCGATATTGCTCAGCTCAACGATGCCGGATTCAGCGTCATTGTTGATGATGCCAACCCGCCGGTTAAAGACCGCATCAACTCAATGAATGCTATGTTCTGTAACGCCAACGGCGAGCGCCGCTATCTGGTGAACGTCCAGAACTGCCCGGTTTATACCGAAAGCCTCGAGCAGCAAATCTGGGCGGCAAATGGCGAACCGGACAAATCAGCTGATAACGATCACCCCAATGATGCTGGTGGGTACTTCATCGTGAAGGATTACCCGATCGTGAAACCGGCATACTCAATCACCATGGACACCACTTTCTGATATGGCAAACGACGACATCACCTGGGTTCGACCAGAACATCGGGCGGCTTCTGCTGCCTGGCGGAAATACAGGGACTTTTGCAAAGGCGCTGAGGCCGTAAAGGCTGCGGGTAATAAGTACCTGCCTTATCTCGACCCAACTGATAAATCCACGCGCAATCGCAAGCGCAATGAGGACTATATTAGCCGTGCGGTGTTCTACGCCATTGCAGGTAATACGAAGATCGGCATGCTTGGGATGGCGTATCGCAAGGACCCCACGTTTAACGGTCCGGACAAGCTGAAGTACCTGCTGGACAACGCTGACGGGGCCGGAATCAGCATCTATCAGCAGTCACAGTTGGTGGCCGAGAACGTGCTGGAAGTTGCGCGTGAGGGGCTTTATGTCGATTACGCAGAAGCCTCCGACGAGGCGATCATCCTCCGCTATCCGGCAGAGAACATTATCAACTGGCGAACAAAGCGTATTAACGGACGCGATCAGCTGGTGCTGGTGGTCCTGCGTGAATGTGTAGAAGAGCCGGACGGTTACGCTTATAAGGACGAAATTCAGTACCGCGAACTGGCGCTGGAAGAGGGGAGGTTTATCTGTAGGGTATGGCGCCGGGCTGGTGGTACCGCAAGCGGAGCCTATACCGTCAGCAGCGAATATCAACCGAAGCCGAAAGGAAAGGACTACTGGGA